GGGCGAGGCAGCCCAGCGGCAGGCGCGAAAGGGGGACGGCAATGGCGCGCATCCATATACCGCATCCTCATATTCGGCGACCGCTCCGGCTGCAAGCTGGAGCGGTCGTTCTGCTTGGTGGCTTCAGAGACAGGAGGCAATGATCATGCTGAGGGTGCGCGGCGTAAGGAGCGCGGAGCAGTACCGCCAGAAATGGCACGGAAACCATAATTTCCAACCGGGGCAGATTCGAGTCAGTAATGACGTGGTAGAAATCGGGTACGACGAGATCTACCCGTCGTGGGTAGCAAATGATCTAAGTTTGCGAGCAAATTTCGACCCACATATGACAGTGCGGCAGGTGCGCGCCATGGTGCGCGATATTCTGCCTCTCATCCAAGATTTTCTTCAGCACTTCGACAGTGCTGAAGAAAGAGAAGACTACCGGATGGTAGTACACATGAGGGTTAGGCACCACGAAGAGCAAGCGTGGTTTGCGCGTTACGCACGATAATGCGCAAGGCGCGAACGATTGACGGCGAGGCATTGCGTGCGCAACGCCTCGCCAAAGGCTGGAGCCTCACCGATGTTGAGCGCCATTCGGGCGTTTCGCGCGTCACGGTGCGACGAATCGAGGCGGGGCAAGATCGCCCGCACTGCGTGACCGTGCGAGCGCTCGAGGCGGCGCTCGGCGCGACGCTCGCGCCACAAGAGGGGAACCATGAAGCGGTTGTAGCGCGATGACTGCGCGAAACCGTGTGCGGTATGTGCAATCGGCCACCGTTTTATCAGACCACTGGAAGGTCGAATCGGTCGCCGATCACTTAGGTATTTCGTACGTGCAGGTGATCGGACACCTGCACCTGCTCTGGTGGTTTACGGCAAACGCGACCGATGCATCCCAAACCACGGGCGACCTATCGAGGTTTTCCGCGGCGGTGCTCGAAAAGCGCCTACGTTGGACGGGCACCGAGGGCGCCTTAGTGGATGCCCTCACCGTTGCGGGCTGGCTTGATCGCGATGTCAATGGCGGGTACCACGTCCATGACTGGGCCGAACACTCCGGCCAGGGCGTCGTAGCGATGAACGCACGGGCCGCGAAGATGCGCGAGTGGCGCGCGTCCCGATCTGGGAGGGCAGAGCGTGACGTCACAGTGACGCTACGTGACGACACCGTGACGTCACGTGACGACACCGTGCCGTCACGTGACGTTACCGTGACGACTAAGAGTAAGAGTAAGAGTAAGAGTGAGATAGAGAAGTTGAGTACGACCGCTACGCGGTCGGCGCGAAGCGCGCCGGTCGCGCAAACGGCGGTCGGCGAGCCTCTCAGGCACGCACCGAGTGCCTTACCGGCGGTGGCAATTGTGCGCGAGGTTCTTGGCGTCAACCCGTGCGGTACGGTGCGCGACGCCATCGCGGCAGTGCTCGAGACGGCTACGGAGATCGAGCTAGGCAAATTCCGCGACGTGTGCGCGACGTGGCGGCTACGGGGTTTCAACCCGCGCAATGTCGCTGGGGTGCTTGACTGGTACCGCGACGGTGTGCCACCGAGTGGCGCGCCGGTGCGCGCGGGGGGGGCTGGCGCGCCGCGGCGCGAGTCACCGGCGGAGCAGATGCGCCAAATCACGGCGGCGCTTGAGGAGGCGGAACGTGCCAACGGTTTGTACGATCCAGGACGTAGGGGGTTTACTGAGCTACTGGCTGAGCGTCTTCCCCCGACGCGACGGCCACGTGACGGATCTGGTCGCGTTATCACGGGCCTACTGGTCGGTGGTGGAACCCCGCGACTGGCTGACGGTGGAAGTGTTGACGGAGTGCGCTGACCTAGCGTTGGCGTCGTCGAAGTGGTTACCCACACCCAGCGAATTTTTGGAGTGGTGCGTGGAAGCTGACCGGCGCATGCGCAAGCGTCAAGTGGCGGAAGCGGTACCGGCCGCGGCGAGCCTCTCAGGCGATGATGCGTCTGGGCTTAGGCGGTGCGTGGAAAAGGGAGAATGGGATCGCTGGTATGCCTACGCTTCATCGAAGGTGCGCTTAAGGCGTGAGCCGACGTCGGAAGAGGTAAATGCAAGATTGCGTGAAATGGTCAATGAGGTGCAAAGCACGCGCGCCGGTGTTCAGCGAACGCTGAAGGGGCCGCTTGAAGCGGCCCTTGCGCTTCGCATTTCCCTTGATGACGGGCGCTGCGTCTGATCCTTCTAATCCCGCGGAGGCCGTATAAGTGGCGTTAGGACACACTCCCGGCAGCCTTTGGTTGCCCGAGCCACCAAGTGTTAACCACATCTACCGGCGCACCGGCACGGGCGTATCGCTGACCGACGAGGCGCGCCACTGGCGCGGCATAGCGCTGGCGATGCTGATGGGTTCATCGTGGCGTCCGCACGTTGCGCCGGTTGCCGTGCGGTTGACGTGGTACCGGTCGCAACGGCGCGGGGACGTGGACAACGTCGCCAAGGCGGTACTTGATGCGCTCGCCGCGCCAGCGTGGCTCGCCGACTCCCGCGGGGCGTATCACGATGATCGACAGGTACTCGCACTTGTGATCGCTCGGCGTGACGTGCCAGACGCGCACGGTGTGGCCGTCGAGGTCGTGCCGGTACCGCTCGACGGTTTTGGCGAGCATGGGCCGGAATGGGCGCGCGGCGCCATCGCAGACCCGCCTGTGCCTGTCTCAGACCTAGGGTGGCACCACCCTACGTCGGACGCACCGGAACGCGCGTAGAGCCATTGTGAGAGGGATATGCTTGTGCGTGACCACGTTGTGATGTTCTCGGGCGGCATCGGCTCGTGGGCGTGCGCCAAACGCGTCGCGCAAGCCCACGGTACCGCAAATATGACCTTGTTATTCGCGGACGTAAAAGGAAACAGTACCAATCCACATATTGGTGAAGATGAAGACACGTACCGCTTTTTAGATCAGGCAGCCCGCAATGTCGGCGCGCCTCTGGTGATTGTAAGCGATGGTCGCACTATTTGGGATGTGTTTGAAGACCACAAATTTCTCAGCAATAGTCGGCTTGCGCATTGCTCTATTGACTTGAAGCGTACCCCAACTCAGCAATGGCTTAAACACAACCGGTGCCCGCAGAGCACGATTGTTTATCTCGGAATAGACTGGTCAGAAATTGCGCGCGCTGAGCGAGCAAGGCAAAACAACAAGCCGTATACCACAGAGTTTCCGTTGCTGCAAAAGCCTCTACTTGACAAGCAGCAAATGGTGGATTGGGCGCGTAACGAGGGCCTAGAGCCGCCTAGGCTATACAAGTACGGGTTTGCCCACAACAATTGCGGAGGGGGGTGCGTCAAATCTGGCATTTCGCAGTTTATTAAACTATTGCGCGTTATGCCTGAACGGTATGCTGTTTGGGAAAAACAAGAGCACAATATAGCAACGTTAATCGGAAAACCCGTGAGCATTCTGCGCCAGCGAACTGGCGCTAAATCCCAATCACTGACGCTACAACGTCTGCGTGAACGAATAGAGGCGCAACCGAACTTTGAAGATACTGCGTTCGATTTCGGCTCTTGTCAGTGCTTTGTATGAATATACGGCGCGTTGTCGGCGAAGTCCGTCATTCATCCGCTGATGGTCAAACGCGCGTAGCGCCATTGTGGGCGGGGTTCTAAATGCCAGAAAGCGTCGCTACTTTGGGAAGATACGTTGACCGATTGCAGCGTGCCAACGCCGAAGACCTAGCGTTCTACCCACGCGACACGCTCGATGATGCCATAGCATCCGGTCACGTTTTGTTCGGGCACGAGAACGGAAGTCCCGCGGGATACTTGTGGTTTGGCGCGGTGCGTCCGATGCGTGACGTGGTGATCTATCAAGCGTGCATCGACTACGAGTTACGTCGTCGCCATATCGGTCATGCGATGGTGCGCGAGCTGCTGACCATTGCGCGCGTAGCGTGCGCGTCAGGTATGCGCTTGAAGTGTGCTTCGAGCGCAGACTCAAATGCGTTTTGGCGTTCGATTGGGTTTTACTGCACACGCGTGACTGGCGGCGGCGTCAAGCGTGGTAGAGATGTCAATCACTACCGCACTGACATACACGCAACCTTGGTGACTGCAACGCCGGTACAGCCTAGTGACCGGCCCATCGACATGCGCGCATATCAGGCGATGAAGCGCGACGGTGTGCCGATGCCGTCGAGATTTTCCCGGAGTCACTACGGTGGGGTGTCGAATCGCTTGATCTTGCCTGCATCCGCTGATGGTCAAACGCGCGCGGCCCAAGCGTCGCAACTGTTGATGATCGGAGTCACGGAGTGAACGCAAACGAGAGTCGCGCGAAGTGACCGTTACGCACCTCGTTGGGCATTGCGTGGATGTCCTAGCCACCCTACCGGCGGCGTCCGTCGATTGTGTCGTCACGAGTCCGCCGTACTGGGGACTGCGCCGGTACGGCACGCCAGACGTGACGTGGGCGGACGGTTGGGTAGGGGAACTCGGGCAGGAACCAACGCCGCGCCAGTACCTCGCGCATCTTGCTGAGGTGTTTGGTGCCGTACGACGGGTGCTCAAGCCTGACGGCACCGTATGGGTCATCATCGGCGACTCATACGCAACTGCGCAGGGGCCACAATCACCAACGGCACTGGATGGCAAGGTACGGAGCGGCGACCAACACGCAGGGCGTGCGCGCATCACACGTCAACCGGATGCGCCGCCAAAGTCCCTACTTGGTATTCCGTGGCGGTTTGCCCTCAACATGATCGACGACGGATGGATAGTGCGACAGGACATCATCTGGGCAAAGACTAACCCGATGCCCGAGAGCGTCAGGGATCGATGCACGCGCGCGCACGAGTACGTTTTTTTGATCGCGAAACGCTCCGTGTATTACTGGGACTCGTCGGCCATGTTGGAGGTCGCACGCACGCCCGCCAACCGTCACGTGGCCGGACATAAAAAGTGGGCCGATGCGTCGGACGTTCTCGGCGGCATTCATATCGGATTAGCAGCGGCGTATGTGACGCGTGGCACGCGCAATCGTCGGTCGGTTTGGACGGTGGCGCCGAACCGTTTTGCCGGTGCGCACTTTGCCACGTTTCCGGCGGCGCTGATTCGCCCGATGATCGCCGCATCGTGTCCGTTAGGTGGCGTTGTCCTTGATCCGTTCGGGGGATCAGGCACGACTGCCGTGGTGGCGAGTCAGCAGCAACGCCACTGCATCAGCATTGAACTGAAGCCTCAGTTTTCGGAAATTGGACGACGGCGCACGTTAGGCGCTATGTCCAGACTTGTTTAAAAAGAACAGGCCGCGCGGGGCGTCGTTTTTTGTCTACCACGCCACACGGTCGGCGAGGTTGCGCCGTTCGGCGTTGGTGAGTCTCGTGTACATTGTCGTGGTCTCGATGCGCGCGTGGCCGAGGTGCGCCTGTACCTCCGTGAGCGGCTGACCTGATCGGAGCAGATGCACCGCCGCGCCGTGCCGAAAGTCGAGGCCGGTCGGTAGGCGCTCGCCGTTCCGGCCGGTGATCGTCACGCCTGCACGTAATCCCGCGCGGTTGACGATGCGATGCACTTCGCGCCGATTGAGCGGAGCGTCGCCGCTGACCCGAGACCGCCACAGGTAGCCGGTGCTTGGCAGTCGCAAATCGCGCACGAACGCCGATAGCGCGCCGATCAGGTCGCGGGATACGTACACCAGTTTAAGGTGCCGACGCTTTCCGCGCTGTTTTAGGTTAGTGAGTATCAACCCTCCTTCGTCGCGGTCGAGGTCGCACGCACGTAGCGCGCAAACCTCCGACACCCGCGCGCCAGATTGCCAGAGCGTCTCAACTAGAAGCCGGTCGCGCGTGGTCTCGCAGGCAGCGATTATCGCGCGGACTTGTTCCCGCGTGACGTAGGCGGGTGGCGCGTCACCCATCGCACGCGAAGCCGTGGTAATCGCTGACGCCGGCGGAGTTGCCCGCGTCGCGGGTACTGGGACGTTCGACGGGCTGACCACGCCGACGAGGGCGGTGCCGGTCATCGGGCGAGTCGCGCACAACGCGCGCCGGTACGTCCCAGAATGCGGATTCTGTCCATGCGCCCAGTTTACCTGGTCGCGACGTCTGCGAAACGTTGGCTGGAGGCGCACGGTGCGCCGAACGCGTGGGTGTCTGTGGCGATTCAACAAGTTGCTGGCGATCCGGCGTCGAACTCACGCGAGGCGAGCGCATGGTTCGGCACCCTGTCGCGTCATTGGGGGCCGATCCGTGCCAGCGCCGACGATCACACGAACGCGCGCGCCGCGGTGGCGCGCTGGGGTTGCGATTGGACGGAGGACGACGTCATCGACACGTTGTGGGCCGTGGTCGAGAGTGCGTTCAACGGCTTGGAGCGGTAAAGTAGGGATCAGGGCGGGGAAACCCGCCCCCCGTCCGGCGCGAACCTGCGCCGCTGATGAGGCCGCGGGGCCGAAACGGGGAAAGCGATAGTCTGCGATAATCGCCTCAGAAGGATCATCTCGATGACTTGGCAAGCACAGCGTGCTAAGGCAGTGGAAGTGGCAAGCGAGATCGTGCGACAACTCGGCGGCGAGAGGGCGCTACAAACAATGATCGGCGCGAGATGCGCAGCTTCGACCATCGACGGCGATCCTGCTTTGGTGTTCAGTTTCAAGATGAGCAGGAAGTACAACCACGCGCAGATCATCCTCCAGCGGACTGATGAGTACGAGGTTCGACTGTTGAAGATCGACCGGTTCGGGCGCGAGAGCAATACCAAAGTGTTCAAGCGAGTTCCTGTTGAGAATATTGCAGAGCTTTTTCGGGATGAAACGGGTCTAGAAATACGAGTGCCTCGGTTTAGGTAGGCGTATGCGCGGGGAAACCCGCCCCCCGTCCGGCGCGAACCTGCGCCGCTGATGAGGCCGCGGGGCCGAAACGGGGAGGGCGATATGGGGCGAAGACTCTGGGCAGCGCGCGAGGATTTTGTCGCGGGTGTGACGCATCACGCCTACCGGCAGCTGCGGCAGGAGATGGGTTTACCGCCAAACAGAACACCCCGCGCGATCGTCTCGCGCGGGGTGTCCTTGTGGGCACCGTTAAAAAGTTAGTCTTAGTCCTCGTACAACTCCTTATTTAGCTCCGTCCAATACGAAAACTTGGGGCCGGTTCCCTGCACCATCTGCCGCACGTCGTCCATGGCGCTACAGACGTCGTCGCTTCTCAGCAGCGTTTCTGGGTTAAATGCCCAGTTGCTGGCGGCGTCTACGCACTTCCAAGTCTCCGCTATGCGAGACTTGGACATATAGCCGCCCGCGAATTCCCCGTACAGGCTCTCGCGAGCCTTCGATACGTAGTCCGCTGTTAGCTGACTATACTGCTCGATCCACGCCGCTTCATTTGGAAACACTTCGGGCGCCATGAAGTCAGTATATCTTTCCGGATTTGTGGCGTATAAATGATACCTCACCGCCTCGAAGAATTCGTGCAAAAAGCACGATTGGTTGTAACTGCTATTATCTGGATGTGGCCAAAACTGGCTGTAGTCCCTCATGTCCTTTCCTTTCTTTGCTAAATGTCCTCATCCTCGAAAGAGGCCAAGAACATTTCGACTCGCTTTTGCCGTTCCACCTCGTAACGGTAAAAGCGCAAGCGGTCGTGCCCCCGGTCGCTGGCCACCCCTAGCAGGTCAGCCAGCTCTGGGTTTTTGCAACCCTCATAGAGAATTGCAAGCTGTTCAATCGCGTCGCGCAGTTCGCGCACCTTTGCGTGCGCATCCGTCTCCTGCATTGCCGCCCCCCCTTTCGATGCCCGCTCCGCGGGCTATGGAAATCCTAGCGGACATTTGTCCGCTTGTCAAGCGCGTCTTGGATCTCGTCGAAGATGACGGCGGCGGTGTCGGGGTAGGCTTGCTCGATTCGAGCAAGCGCCACCGACACCTCCCGCTGGGCCTCCACGATGCGCTCGTTGACCCAATCGATCGCGACGCGCAAGGCCGCATCCTGTACGTCGGTCGCCGCCACGTTGCGGGCTTCGTGCAGCGCCGCGAGGCAGTCGAGCAGTTCGCGCTCGTGCCCGTAGGCGCGTATTGCGTCTTGTTGTTGCCAGTTCATTGCCGCCCCCCCTTTCGATGCCCGCTCCGCGGGCGTCTGAGGGGATGATAGCGGACATTTGTCCGCTTGTCAAGCGGCAAATGGGCAGGGCCGAAAATTACGGCGGAGCGGGTGAGGAGTGCGCGGAAGGGGTGCGCGAATCTTGGTTACGCGCGCGCGCGAAATCTTGCAATACCGCTCACGGATTGGCGCCACCGGCAGGGGGTTTGCCGTTGGCTCTGGTCTGAAAGTACGTCCCCGACGCCGCACCGGCCACCGCCACGAGCGACGTTTGCGCCGCGGCGTTGCCGGTCAGCGCAAGATACCCAATCAGTGCCACGGCAATCAGGCTAATCACCGCGGCCACAACCTCCCCGAGCGTTGGGTCGTCATTCAGACGCATCAGAAGCCACCGCGAGAGGTTTTTCGCTTCGCGTAATATTCGCAGCCAGTTATCTCAAACAGTTTCGCCACGGCTACACCCCAAGGTGCCTAATCAAGGTCGACGCAATCGCACCGGCCACGGCACCAACCAACGGCCCGCCGAGTGTTAGCAACGTGAGCAACGTGCGCGCCGTCGCATCCCCCGCGCGTCGCGCGTCCCGTAGCTCGCGCACCTCATCCTCAATCGTCGGTATTTTCTCGATCACCAGCGCAACTCGCTCTAACGTCACGTCGTGCCGAGATACCCGCCGCTCAACGTCCGCGAGTTGCGCGGCTGACGCGAGTTCGCCCCGCATTTCGGCAAGCGACACCGTCACCGCCGCGATCCTGTCGGCGAGATCGGCGAGGCGCCGATCAAGTTCTGGCCACGGCAAGACAGGCACGCTCACGTCCCCTCAACTATACGCCGAGACCGCGCCAACGTTGACAAAGGCACCGCCGACGTCGTTGATTGCTCCCGTGTTTGCGCCGCGCGCGCGATGTCGCCTGGGCGGACTCGATCCTGCGCTCGGTTCGTCCGCGGGTTGCGCGCCGGTACCGCTAGAGCGTCGCTGACTTCGCGCGACCGTAGGGCGGCGTCAATTAGCCGTGCTGCCATTGGTGATGGTTTGGCTCTCCCCGCCTCCCACGATTGCACCGTCGTGCTACCAACACCGACCAACGCACCGAACGCCGCTTGCGTTAGGCGCAGACGTGATCGGATGCGGCGCAGACTTGCCGCGGTATGTACCACGGTGCAAGGGTACAATACGCTTAACGTGCGCCGTGCCGCGCATTAACGGCACGCCGCGACACACACCAAACGGGCACCAAACGGGCACCAAACGGCCGCCCCACACGTGCGCGTGGATGCCGAGAGGGGTTATGAGCTGGCTTGATTGGTTGACAGGGTTGACAGGCGCAGACAGCGCACCCGCAAGCGACACCACGAAAAAACCTACAAACCGGCGCGGGTTGACGGTTGCGGAACGGCGCGCGTCACGGCAGCGGCAGCTCGCTGACTTGCAGGAGCGAATCGCCCTCGAAAAGGCGCGCGCTGAGGTGCGGGCGTTGCGGCTGCGTGGGCGACCACGTGCCACGGCACCGCCCTCGCCGATTGCGTCGGTACGGGAAACCGTTGAAGAGGCGCTTGACCTCGCTGATTCGCTGCGCGGTACGTCACGGCGCGACGATGCGCCGCCACCTCCGCCGCCCGACGCCCCAACGTGGGAGCGGTTACTCAACTCAGCGGCGGGCGTGAAACTCGCCGAGACGGTCGCACCGTCAATCGCGCCGATGATCGCGACGATGCTTACCGGTGCCATACCCACGCTGACGACGGCCGCGCCGCCGGTCGTCACGCCACAACGCACCGGCCCCGAAGCGGTGCCAACGCAGGAGGAAGAAGCCGTGAGTACCAACCTCATCGCCGCCGTCGTCGGGTTTGCCGACCGTTCCCCGGAACAGGCCGCCGCCGCCGTCCTCGAGGCGGCGCGCGCACAGGCCGCGACCGGTAACGGTCAGCTCCTTGCGGTGGTCAGCCAAGCGGCGCGCACCCCAGCGATCCTCGTGCGTGCAGTTGCCAACCGGTACCGCACTGACGAGAAGCACGGTTGCGCGGTCGCGCGCATTTGCGATACACCGCAGTACCTTGACGTGCTGCTACGGTCGCTTAAGGCACTGCTGGAGGCACCACCGGCGCCGTCGCAGAGCGGCGGCGCCTTCTGAGCCACATAACCTAGGGAATCCTCAACTCCAAGGCTTTGGCATTGCCAAACGTTGCGCGCACGGTATAGCGTCGCTGTAGTGCCGAGGTGGTCTCGGCCGCCGCCGTAAGGAGCGACGCACCGTGCGTTACCGCCACTACCGGCGCAACCCTGAAATTTTGGGTCTCGACGTAGCCCGCGGCGTGGCCGCGGCATCCGGCGTGTACCTCGGCAAAAACGTGGGTGCGCTGTTGACCTCTTTCCTGCCAGGCGTTGCCGCCTCGGTGGATTCGATCCGTCCAGGCCTCAGTACAGGCGCGATGGAAACCATCGGCGCGGCGATCACTGGCGCGGCCATTGCCCCGATGTTGCCAATCTCCGCGCAACACAAGGCGGATGTGACGCTTGGCGCTACCGCTATCGCCGCGTCGGATGTAATCGCTGCTCTGATCGGGCAGGTGAACCTACTCCAAGGCACCCCATCCTTTGGCGCGATGACGGGTGGCGCGAAGGCCGCACCGGCCATCGAAACGAGGCCGGTTGCGGCGCTACCGGCACCGACCGGCTACACCAACAACGCCAGCTTGCCTACCGGTCAGGCCGCACACGCGTCGATGTCAACGTCGCAGTTGCTCGGCGTCGGGACGATGGGGTTCTGAGATGGCAAAGCGACAGACTCTGCGCCACCCAGTGTCGGCTACGTGGTCGGCTAACGGTTCGATCTCGGTCGACCTGAGCAACAAGCCTCAGACGATCACCGGCATGTGGTTGATCCTGCGCCCGACGATCAACACAACAGCAGCGCCAGGCTCGTACAACGACGCCTACGACCGCATCATCACCAACCTCACGCTGTCCGGCGCGGGTCATACCTATTTCCAAGCCCTCGATCTTCGGACGTTTTACTACCATCAGCGGCACTTCCTGCAGTCGCTCAGCCCGAAGCGTCCCGCAGTGATCGCAGCGTCGCAGACTGGCGCTACGCCGCAGTTGGCGTATTACGTCCACTTTGGCGTTAGCCCGTTAATTTTCAACGCCGCCACAGGCCGCCTTGAAGAGAACCGTTGGGACTTGAGCGGGGGTATAGCGCCGTCAACGGGTGGCAACCTCGCCTTGACTGGCACGTGGGGGGCGGCTGCTGCCCCAGGTTCTGGGTACACGATCACGGCCGCGAGCCTCGACATTTACCTCGACTTGGTGCTGCCCGAGGCGGGCGATGCGCCAGAGGCGTACCTGCCGCGCGCGCTGCCGTCATGGCTGCACACCGTTCCCGCACTCGCGGCTACGAGCGGTGCGTTCGGTACGTTTGAAAACGTGCCAGTGGGTTCGCTGCTCCACAGCGTCACCGCGATGACGACCGCCGGTAGCAACGCACCGCGCAGCTCGACCGTGTTCAACTCAGTGCGCCTTCAGGACGTTCTCGGCTCGAATACCGTGTTTGAGTACGGGCAGGGAACCGCCGCATCGGACTCGATCTCCGCGGAGATTGTCACCCAACAAGGCGACCTGTTCCCACTCGCGGATGATCCGGCCAGCATTGGCACGTTCACGGTTGGCACGAATAGCGATGCAGGCCTCGTGCATTTTGACGTAGCCCAGTATGCGGTGCGCGGCGATCCGATATACGGTCTTGACCTTAGGCGTGTCGGTACCGGTGCCGTGCAAATTCAGTACGGCGTTGCGACCACGACAAACGCAGCGGTGAACTTCTACTATCGCCGCTACGACTACAACCTTGCCCATCCTGCCAACGTCGGCAAGTAAGGCACCCGTGGGACGACGGCCGGTGGTTGGGGTACCTCCTGCCCCGTCACCGGCCGTCGCTTTGGTATCTCCTGAAGAGGATTAGATGGGCGGATACGGTCAGGCACCTAGCGGCCCGATGGTCGCGGCGGTCTCGTACAAAGGCATCCCGCAGGCGGCGTTTGCGGTGCCGGTGGGACAGGCGGCTACCAGCACGTCCTACGTCGATTGTCGCGGGTATAACGCCGTGTACGTGGAGGCGTACGTCAACGCTTCCGCAGCGAGTTTCGATCTGCTTATCGAGGGCACGAACAGCGTTTCGGGCGTGTTTTTCTCAAGCGTCGACCCCGCCGGTACTCGTACGGGCGTGACTTCGAACGTTGCGTTTAACGTCCTCGTAGGCGCGTCTTACGTGCGCGCGCGCGTTGCCAACGTCTCGGGCACGTTTACTGCCGGTCAAGGCGTGCAGGTGTGGATCACGCCGTATGTCGCGGGCGGTACCAACACGATCAATCTCAGCGCGACGGCAAGCCAAAATTTGTCGCAGGTCGGCGGGGCAACGATCACCCTCGGGCAGACCACCATGGCGTCGTCGCTGCCGGTGGTGATTGCGTCGAACCAATCCGCGCTCGCGTCCAATCTGTCGCAAGTCGGCGGCGCGTCGATTGCGCTCGGCTCCGCCGTATCGGCGTCGTCGCTTCCGGTCGTAATCGCGTCCAATCAGGCAGCGATTCCCACGTACCACAGCAGCGCAACAGCAACGACGACGGCAACCACCGTCGTGGCGGCCACGACTACGATTCTCGCGTCGAATACCGCACGCAAGGGTGCGACGATTTATAACGACGCCACGGCGCACTCGCATATCAAGCTGGGAAGCGGCGCGACTACGACCGATTTCACACGCGTGCTAGCGGCCGTCGCCACCAACGTGGGCGGGTATTACGAGGTGCCGTTTGGTTATACCGGCATCATCACGGCGTACCTTGGTGCGGCGGGCACTGGCAGCTGGCGCGTTACGGAGATTACGTAATGCCGAGTCCAGGGATCACCAACCTCGTCCCGTCGTGGTACTCGGTGCGCGACTACGGCGCGACCGGCGCGACGGATCAAGACGCCAGCGTGGCGTTTCAAGCAGCGATGATCGCAGCCAGCAACAACGGAGGCGGTCTTGTACTCGTGCCCGCCGGTTTGTACCGCCTCGACTCGGCGATCTCGTGGTCGTCGCCGGCGATCTCCAACGTGACATTGTGGCTTGGCAACGGTGCGACGCTCTCCGGCACGGGCGCGACGATCACTGCGAGCGGCACGGGTAACGCTGTGCAAGACGGCCGCTCGGGTGCGGTTCCAGTGTTGACCTCAACGACCAACACTTTCACAGCGTTGCAGACGTTCAGCGCGGGTGCGACAGTGAGCGGTGCCGTACTCACGGCTAGCGCGGGTGCGACAGTGAGCGGTGCCGTACTCACGGCTAGCGCGGGGATTGCGAACGGCTCGACCGAAGATTACACGCAGATTGCAAGCCCTGCCGCACCCGCGGCGGGAGTGACGCGGGTATACGCCAAGGCCGACGGGACGATGTACTACCGCACCTCGACGATTGGCGAGACGCCACTCGGCGGCGGCGGCTTCGCGAAGACGTTCATGCTAATGGGAGCATAACTATGGCCGAGGTCATCAAGCGGTTGGGCACGACGACGGCAACGGCTGCCGCAAACGTGTTCGACAACGGGGCGACGGCTAGCACGTATACGGTGATCTCGTCTATCGTGATTGCGAACACGTCGGCGACGTCGTACACGTACAACGTGTCGACGTCCGCGACCAGCGCGACGCACGGCGCCTACATCGCATCCGGCGCGACCGTCGCGGGCAACGATACGGTGATTTTGGTCGCCGGGATCGCTCTTGATCCGACGAACCGGTACCTCGTGGCGCATTCCTCTAACGCCGCCGTCCACATTACGGCGTACGGGGTGACCGGGCCGTGAGTGTGACGACGGCGCGCGGGGCAACGCTTGGAGGCTACCGGGCATTCGGGCTGTCACGGGCGTCCGCGACTGGCGTGGTTACCGTGTCAACGACCGGCAGCCCGTCTACGGGGGAAGCCATATACGGCGGGGTGCGGTACGCGACATACACCTTCAGCGGGTCGGGGTCGATCTGGGCAGATCGCGAAGTGACGGGCATAGCGCTCATAGTGGCGGGCGGCGGCGGCGGGTCGGCCATGAAGAGTGGAGGCGCGGGCGGGGGCGGTGCCATCGAGTGCGCTTTCACCATACACACTGCAGCGATCCCGATAACAGTTGGCGGCGGGGGCGTGGGAGGCACCGGGAATCTGGGGGGCAATGGCTGGCAAAGTTCGTACCAGACTTCGGGGTCTGGTTCCGCGGCGGGCTATGTGGCTGCAACCGGGGGCGGATACGGCGGCTACTATAACGGCATCAACCCAAGTGGCGGAGCGGCGGGGGGGTCGGGCGGTGGCGGAATGGCTGGCATGGGACTCTCGTCCGGGGGAGCGGGCAGCGGAGCGGCAAATCAGGGGCAAGCGGGCGGATCAACATCCTCATCTGCGGTGTATGCAGGCGCGGGGGGCGGCGGGCAGGCCGCTGCTGGTGCGAGCGGTACGGGCGGTAGTACGGGCGTGGGGGTCGGCGGCGCTGGAGGGGCGGGGCGAACAAGCGTACTAACGGGTCTGGTCTACGGCAGCGGATCGGGAGGCTCTGGGGCGACACCTGGTAGTTCGGGCAGTGGCGCTGGGGCATCCGGCAACATCAGCGGAGCGACTAGCGGGTTGGCAGGTCGTGGCGGTGGAGGGGGATCACTGATGAACTTCGACAGTGGATCCAATAGTTACGGAAACACGGCGGGGTCGGGAGGCTCCGGCGTCGTCATCATCGCGATACCGAGGTCGTAGGCATGGCCCATTACGCCGAAATCGCCGCCGACAACACCGTAATCCGCGTCGTGGTCGTCGCGAACGAGGTGACGCACGCCACGCCGGACGGCAGCGAGGACGAGGCGCTTGGCGCCCAGTTCCTCACCGACCTACTCGGCGGCGAATGGGTACAGACCTCTTACAACAACAACAAGCGCGTCCGGTACGCGGGCATCGGCTACACGTACGACCGCGAACGCGACGAGTTCGTCCCGCCGGGGTGGGTGTTGGCCGATGGGGTCTGGACGGCGCCGGTACCGGAACTACGATGACTGGAAATGCGATGATGGCGATGGCCGATGCAAGGTTGCGGTTTTTTACGGCGACGCCGTCGCCAAACCGTGGCGGAACGTGCCGCGTCCCAGGCGACGTGCGCGGTATCGTCATCCACTCAGTGGAGGGCACGATGGCGTCAGCGTGCGCGACGTTCGCCAAGGTTGGCGGAGCGAGTGCGCACTACGGCATCGACCGTGACGGAACGGTCGTTACATTCGTGCCAGAGGGCGATGTCGCCTTCCACGTGGCGGCGTTTGGCAACCGACCCACGTTAAACCGGTATCAACCGGACTGGCTTCCAGCGTACGACGGCCGATGGTCGGCAGTGAACGCCTGCACCGTCGGCATCGAGTTGGCAGGCTTCGCTGGAAAGCCATTCACGGCGGCGCAGTACGCATCGCTTGGGGCACTGTGTGCAGGGATTGCGACGCGGTGGGGGTTCGTGCCAGATGCGAGTCGCGTGGTATCGCACGCATCACTCCAGACCGACCGCTCCGATCCTGGCGACGGCTTCGATTGGGCGACACTGTTCGCGGAAATTCGCGCGGCGAGGGCAAACTCGATGAGCACGATCACGACGAGCGACGAGCGGGCGATTTTGCACGCAATCGCCGACACGGGGTACCCAGCGTCGGAGGCGGCCGCACTTATTCGCGCAGCTCACGCATGGTCAGCCAACGCGGCGTCTCTCGCGGAATGGATAGAGAAAATCGGCGCGCTTGAAATTGCGGTCGCCGAGCGCGACGCGCGCATCGCCGCGCTTGAGACGGCACAGCGAGTCAGTGATGCGTGACCGCGCGCGCTACGAACCAATCGCCCGACAGGCCGCGATGGTCGCGGGTATTGATCCCGACCTGTTCGTGGCCCAAATCACGGTAGAGAGTCACTGGGATACCGAAGCGGTAAGTAAGCACAACGCCGTGGGCATCGCGCAAATAATCCCGCGGTGGCATCCAGACGTGAACCCGCGCGACCCCGTGGCCGCACTGCAATACGCCGCCAATCTGATGGCGTCATACGTGCGGGAGTTCGGGAGCGAGCGCCTCGCTTTGCAGGCCTACAACGGCGGGCCGTCGTCCCTCCGCGCGACGGGAACGCCGCCCCCTAACACAGCGGGGTACGCGCAGACGATCCTTGACGCGCGCGACGCACTGCGTCAGGGTCAAGCAGGCGACATTGGCACGCGCGCCGATACCACGATGGGACTCCTTGCGTCGAGTACGCCGCTCGACCGACGATGGGTGATGCTGATCGCCGCGGCAGTCGCTGCCGTGCTCATGCTGGCGGTGGCGGAATGAACGATGTCCTACGCCATCCGGTGGTTGTGGTCGGCGGCACGATCCTCGTGCTCACGTGGCTGGCAAACGTTCTGACGCGCGCGGATGGGGCGAACCCCATCGCCGCGGCACTCGGCAACCCCTCGGGATCAGTGCCGTATGCCGTGGGTGCATCGGCGATGGGGCCGGTAGGAGGCTTGTTCTGATGCGCGACTACACCCCGTGGATTCTTGGGGGCGTCGGTCTGTTCCTCCTCACAGGCGCGGGGGGCAGGGTGATCGACGCTGTTTCTAACCGTGTCAAAGGTATCGGCAGCAAGCTCGCACCGACACCGGCCGCACCCGTTGCCGGATCTCAGAACCAGAACCCATCCGCACCGGTCGCGACCAATACCGCGCCGACAGGTGCCGACAGTGCGGCGTACAGAGCGTTCCGCGCGCGACTGCCCACCTCGTCCCTCAACGCTCAGATTTGGGTGCAAAACACCTCGGGCGCGTGGCGGTACGTCAACAGCGCCGCGGAGTACGGCACGTACGGGATCAAAGCGGACGAGAGCAACGTGACGGACGTACCGTGGCCGAACCGTGCTTTCAATAGCACGACCTACCTGAGCGATCCGTCGCAGCTCTTCTGGATTCGTTCGGACACACCGAGCGGCCTCGACGGCCAATACCCTCAGGTGCCATCGTCCTCAACGGCGGCGCTTCGGGCGGCGTTTGCCGCGGGGCAGATCGTGCCAGTGAGCGTGACCGGATGGGCCGTGCTTAAGCAGCAGGGGGTCGTGTGACGTGGCACGCGGCGGTACCGATTGGCAAGGGCTAGCCATCCTTGGCGTGGGCGCCGTCGTCGTGTACGAGCTAATCACGCGCGGCACCGCGAAGCCCGCCGCACCCGCTGCGCCCGCTGCGCCGTCGTTGTACGGCGGCGGGTCGTCGCCGACTGCGGGTAGCACACTGCGCTACGGATCAGGTGCGCTTGCGTCACCTGCGGCGAGTAGCGTGACCGCTGGCGTGGCGCAACTTGAGACCGCGCAAACGTGGCTCACTGCACCTGCCACGTCCAGAACGGCCTACGTCGCGACACCGACCACGTCGGCCGCGACTTCGACGACCTCGACGCAGGGCACGATTACGTTCCCCGCCACGTCAACGAGTCCCGCGCGCACCGTCTCGATTCCGGCGTCGCAACCGCTGCCGCTCCTACCGAGCGGGCAGACGGTGGCGCAGTTCCAATCGACGATACAGGCGAGCCTACCGGCCGCGGCAAGTCAACCAATCCCTCAGGCGCAACCGGCAGACCAACCGGTATACGCTGATGAGGGCGACCAATCACGCCGACGCATGGGCGGCGCGCAGGAGTAACGATGCCACGATATACCGCGCAACAATTGCGAGAGATTCTGGCGCAACATCCGCAGGCTGAAGCGGTCTGCGCCGATACCGGCCGCGTGTTCTTCGCGTCACAGCGCGTCGGCGACCATTACATACCAGGCCCAAACGTGCGCGCCATGTATCGCAACAACCCGCAGGATGCCCCAGGGGCGCACCATTGCAGCCGCTCCGTGAAGCGGTGGCATTTGGGGCTGCCGTCAATGGGGGTATGACGTGGCAGGATGGACGACGATAGCAGACGGCACCAACGCCGAAAGCGTCCTAGCCGCGGCGGACAAGCCAGGCCGGTACCGTCTGCGCGTCGATCTGTCTCCAATTCCGCCAAGCCTTGTCGAATCAATCATGAGCATGGCTCGTGCCGCAACATTTTGGCGATATACGATGGTTCGCGAGGGTTCCACTATCCTCGTCGAGTGGACGCAGTGATGGGCGCAGTCGTCCTGAGCCTCGTGCGGTCGATTCTGTTCGCAGCAGGCATCGTGTTCGCCGGTGTGGTAGTCGCACGCTACACCTTGGAGCGATTTGAGCAAGTGACAAGCGAAGCGGTAAACAGCGCCATCTCTGGCGCAACGACGGCTATCGGCGCAGCAACTGAGGACGTTAGCGCAGCGGTCACGGCAGCAACACGGCCCGCGTGGGTGCCGTATGCATTAGCGATTGGCGCGGTGGTCGCTGTCGCATACGTACTTGAGGATGGATAGGATGTACTACCGCAACCCCTCGATGGATTGGAAAGCGTACCGGCCGCTCTTGTACGTTGCAGGCGCGTATGTTGCGTATAAAGCCGCGCAAGGCGGTTTGTTCGGGTTGCCGTTGCAGTCCCTTACCACGGGCATCGGCGCAGCCGGTAGCACGATCAGCAACGCAACGTCAGGCGCGTTGGAACTCGCCTACGGCAAAAAGCCCGTTGCCTCTCCAACTGGCGCGCCAAACCTCACGACCGGGAGCGCGGTCAGCGGGCCACAGCGTGCATTTGACACCAAGGGCACGCTACTTCCGCAGCCGGTCGATCTCAACGCATACGACGCGGCGATACGTGGTTTCGCGTGGGACGGCGCAACGGTGTACACGATTGGCGGCCCAAACGAGTTGTCAGTGCCGGTCGGCACCGCCGCGACGGTGGCGGACGCACTCGGCGCGGCGCGCCGTTGGTTCACGGGGTAGACGATGCGACGACGACGGCGCGGTAGCGATCCTGACGTGCGATGGCTGGCGGGCATCCTCCGCCGGAATCCCGCACCCCCGAGCGCGTCGGGTGCGTTGCGGGAGCTTGCCGCGCGTCACGGACGCGACCACGTCCACCGGCTGCTCGCAATCGAATACGAGCGGGCTGACGGCACGAGGTGGCGACACGAGGCGGGTGATCGAGGCGAAGGGTACGAACCCGAGAAGCGGCCCACGTACCTCGTGGTGGACGACGGCAAGCAGCCCCGAGTGGCTGGCCCGATGCGGTGGCAAGACGGCCGCGGATTGGTTGGGTAACGATGGCAAGAAATGCAGCGACAACGGTGGCGATCCTCGCAGCGGCGGGTGGCGCGGCCTACGTTGCCTACAAGGTGACACGCCCCGCGGTCGACCTTGGCTTGTACGGTGCGCATGGCTTCGCGTGGCAAGAATGGTCAAAAAAAGTCGTGACGATCAAGGAAGGCACCGTAGCGGGTAGCGCGGAAACGGCGCAACAGGCGGCCGAGGTAGCCCGACTTTGGTATTCGGGCGCAGCGTCGAAAACTCCGGTGGGCGCGGCTGGCCCGCAATCCGCGGGCGGCGCAACGGCAAACGGTGGCACCGGTACCACGCCTTGGGTCGACCTTGGCTCGTACGGTGCGCCTGGTGGCGCGTGGTCATCGTCAGATCGAGGGGTCTACAACATTCAGGGCGGCGTGCAAGTCGGAAGCGCCGGTAGTGCACTCGCAGCGGCTACGGTGTTCCGCGCGTGGGCGGGCTACGCGCCGATACCGGCAAACTAGGAGCAACAACATGGCAAGCTGGAAAACTTTTAGCGCCGAAGTGATGCGGTCGGTACCGCGCGGTGCGTCGATGGCGGAACGTTCGCGCGCCCTGAAGGCGGCCGGAAAGATGTGGCGGGAAGGCGAGGGGCGCGGCGGTGCCATGCGTCCAATGCGGCGCTCATCCTACGAACCGCTCGAACGTAACCCGTTCGGTATGTCCAACACTAGCGCACTCCTTTACGGCGTCGGTGCGGTCGCGGCGTACCTTTACGTGATCCGCCCAAACCAGTCGCGCATCGCATCGTGGTTCGCGATGCCCGTAGCGGATACCCAGAGGGCGTAGCACGTGCTAGCCAACCTCGCCAGACTTGCCGCTGCCGCACGTCTCGCACCGGCCCTACACGCCGCCACGTCAGGCGACAGCGCTACCGCTGATCGTCTTGTGCGGCAGCTTGGCCCGCAGGCCGCGTCAATAATCTTCGGCCCCGAGGGCGCCCAACTGTGGAACGCCGCGCTAGGGTATGCTGACGCGCGCGGGTGGACACAGGCGCGACCGGCGGGCGTTGTCAGCAATGCACCGCATTGCACCGCGTGCGCGCAGTGGTACGACCCTGCCGGTGAGCGTCGGGTCGTGCGCGACGTTGTCGGCCTTGACGGCGGACTCGTTTTCGTCCTTGGCTTGCGGAAGACTGGCAAAACCGCGCTGGCGGCGCGCCTCTGCGAGTTGTGGGACAGGCGTACCTACGCATGGGGCATTTCGCAGGACAAGCTCCCCGATGCGTGGCGAGAGCTGCGCGTGCCGACTGATTTACGACCGACGCGCGTCAAAAAGCGCACCACGGTAGTCGAAGTGGACGACGACGGCGAGGTGGACGCGGAGGAGATCGACGACCTCGACTCGCGGCCCCGCGACTGGCTCGAAGAAGCCCTGCCGAACCGGTCGTCCCTGATCGTGGACGACGCCGGTATCGTCCTCGATTCGGCGTCATCGGGCGGCGGTGCGGTCAGAGCGTTCAAGCACCTCGTTCAAATCATTCGCCATTTGAACATCAACGCGGTGGTAAACGTCCAATACGCGGCGGCGGTCACGAAATACTCGCTAGACGCGGACGCCATATTTTTGAAGCCTCCGCCGATGATGTGGCAGGCGATTGAACGTCCGGAAATGGTGCCGTTCATAGGCGAAGCGCTGCCAATGTGGGCGGCGTTGACTGACGCGCAGAAGCGCACTCACGCATGGGTAATAAGCAGCGAATACCGCGGCCCTGTGCATGTATCGCTCCCGACGTTCTGGAGCGATGACCTCTCTCACAATAAGAGGCGAACGCAATGACCATGACCCGCCCCGAGGGGGTGCTAACGGCGTGGACGGTACTGGCAGTCACGAGTACCGCGCAAGCGTTTGTCGGTCTCGGTGCGCCCATCCCGACGATCCGCGCGGAAGCGCGCGACCACGAGACAGCGGAACGTTTACGAACCTCGTACCGTCCCGCCGCTACGCTTGCGCTCGGTGCGTCCGCGGCCCTGTCGTACCTGTCGGGATCGTGGGTGCCACTCGCAGCGTCGGCGATCACCGGCTACGTGTTGATGCGCGTCTATGAGCACAACATGCCGGAGCATCTGCGACGCGAGCCGGTGTCGGCACTGATTGGCGGCCCGTCGCTTGCCGTTGACGTGGCCGATCTTGGGCTATCCCGTCCGTACCAGAGCGAACCTACGTACGTCTCACTGGTGCCGAACCTGCCCGCGCCGTCCCAAGTGTCGGGCGGTATTTCGATTCAGTTCGCCAACGGCGCTCGTCAAGAGGTGTTTTAGTTGAAATGAGCCACTGCCACAAAAGTCAGTGCGGTAAGTCGGACGACGATGCCGCTACCTTGTTTCGCAATCCCACCAAGATGCCGCGACAATCGGAGGCGGCACTGCAACTGCGGCGCGCCGTTGGTGTCAAGTCGCGCGCGCCAATCAGTACGGCCAAGTTGCTCAAGGCGGCGAAACTCCGTTCAATCACAGGGACGCGCGCGCGCCGTGTCCTAAGTCTGCGCGGTGTCAAGTACGCTCCGCTGCCCAAAAAGAAATAGTACCTCAAAAGGATATAGCCATGCTTCCCATCGTTGCCCTAGCCGGTGCGCTGTGGTACTTGTCGCGTCCAGAGAGGAATCCGGACTGGATTACAACGGGCGGAAAACATAGGCCCCTGCGGTCAGGTGACGGCAGGGCGGGTGACCCCACGCCGTATGACGATGCCAAGCTCAGCGAGCGGTGGCGTCCTACCGGCGCGACCCGCACGGCACGCACCGCGGCGTCGCCGGACTTTAAAGCTCCCGAGTCTGAGGCGGAACTGCGCGGGGAGGCGAAGCGGCTCTACGCGCGGTACAAGCAGGCCACTAGTGAGTTTGAGACTGCCGAGCGTGAGACAACTGAAGCCACGGCGCGTTCCAATGAGCACAACGCGGGCGCATTGGAAGACGAGAAAACCGTCCCCGCCGCCATCAATAAAGCGTTAGCGGCGCAGGAAACCGTGAAAGATCGTGTGAGCGATGCAGTGGGACTAATCAGCCCTAGACTATACGACAAACTCAACATCCGCGTGCGGCCGTCAATATCGACGGGGAAGGAGATAGTGGCAACGTATCCGTACCTATCAGACGGATACCGTCAGGTTATGGATGCCGACAACGCAGCGCAACTAGTGCCCGACTTGCAAGCGTGGCAGAAAGCCTTGACGCAAGCCATCGGCATGAGCGACTCGAAGCTTGCGGTCAGCATGGGACTGATACCTGAGGCAACATTCCGCGGGGCAGAACTTAGGAGCGCACTGGAGAAGACGCGCGACAAAATACCGGCCATCATCAAAGCTGCGCGCGCGGCTATCACCGCCGCTGCCAAAGCCCGAGATGCGAAGGCAAATCAACGAGAGTATGGCAAGGGGGCGGCAGCCGAAGCGTCAGCGACTGCGTGGAAACGTTACAACGCAATCCTCAGCGAGACGCAAGACCTTGAGCGGCGGTTGGAAGAACTGACCGGTCACCGCGTGTACAGCGGCGCTATCCAGTTTGAGTCTCGCGCTAGCCGTGACAGGCGACTAAAAGCGGAAGCTGCGTGGCAAGCGGAGGTGCTCGAGAGGGCGGTTGCCCAGCAGAAACAACGTGAGCAGGCCGCCGCGGAGAAGGAACGTAGTGATCGCGCAATGGCACAGGCGGCTGAACGATACAAGCAACAACGTGCAGAAGAACTTGCAGCGCAGAAAGCCAAGACACAAGCCGCCGCCGCAGCGCGCGAGGCGCGACTAGCGCGCGCCACAGCGAAAGACCTCGACCGGCTGAAGGCACAAGCCAACGAGTTGGCTGCCAAGCACAACGAGCAAGCAGCAGTGGCACGCCAGTGGGCGGAGGATGCCGAACGTAGCGGCGCTCAACTAACCCGAAGGGGAAACTACGAATCCGCCAGCGCACGCCGAAAGGCGAACGTTGCCGCTGCCAAGGCACGGGAATACGAGGTTCGGTATCGAGAACTTGAGCGTGCCATCGCCGCCATCGAATCAACACGCGCATGACAGTTCCACGCCGAAAACCCACGACCGGCCGGTGGATCGCCAGTGCCTTCCAGAAGCCGACATGACGCCGGTACCTGACTGGATGCGTGCCAACGCGCGGCGTGGTCTTGCGTGGTACGCCGCCGGTCAGGGTGGCGCGGGACTGCGACCTAAGACGATCAGCGAAGCGAGAGCGATGGCAGCGGGACACGTGACGGTAGACAAAGCGCGGCGCATGGTGGCGTGGTTCGCGCGCCATCGCGTCGATCTCGACGCGTATTCGGCAAAGGTCGGCAACGCGGGCTACCCCTCGCCTGGAGTCGTCGCGCACGCGCTCTGGGGCGGCGGTAGTCGCACGTCATCATCGCGCGCCGCTCGATGGGCGGCGCGCGCTGCTCGATGGGCGGCAAAGGACTAGCAGAGTATGTGGCCTCTTGTGATAATCGGCGGTGCCGTGCTATGGCTTGCACGTGTTCGACGCAACCCTCAACTCGACTTCTTCCAAGATGTTGGATTCGACCCGCGATGGCCGGAGTTGCGCGCGTCAAACCGAACAGTAAGCGGCAGTTTCGCAACCGGAGTCGGAAGAACGCGGCTATATCACACGAACGTTTATGGGTACAAGGCGACTCGAGAATGGCTGCTGGGCAAGTTAGGACACAAGGGCGGCACACCAGACATCGCGACTGCAATCGCGCTACAGACCTTCGAAGATCGCGTATACCGAGATCCTGAAACCGGCGAAACGATGGTGACCGCGGACTTCTCGCGGGTCGTTGATCGCCAACGCGAGCAACTCGACAAGTCGATTGCGGCGGCGGCGGAGGCGGCGCGCGCAAGAGGCGCAAAATGACCCCAGCGGCCACGTTCCCCCTGCCCGAACGGCAGCGGGTCAGCGCGCACCATGACGGCGCACTCGCGACTGATCTACCAGTCGCCGAGGGTACCCCGTGGCTTGCCGTATTCGACGGCACGACGCGACCGTACAACAGCGCCACCGCAGGACACGCACTCTACCTGCGCAGCGTGGACGGATCGACCACGGCCTACTACGGCCACGGTGCCAATCCCGACGTGCGCGTGATCGGTCAGGTGAAGGCGGGGCAGGTGATCGGTGCCGTGGGTATGACCGGCCGCACAACCGGCCCGCATTTGCACTTCGCCGTCACGACAAACGGCAGCGTCAACTACCAAGGCGGCGGTGACGTTGACCCCGCGACATTCTTGGAAGGCGCGCCGTTGTCGTCAGTCGCGCCACCCGCGCCGACGTACGGGGAATCCCCGCCAGCGGGTATGTGGTCAAGGTTTGTGAACCTCCTGCCCAAATCGGCGCAACCGTTTGCGGCGGTAGGTACCGTCATCGTTGGCGGTCTCGTGTTATTGGCACTACTGGAGGATTGAGCCGTGAACCCCTTAGTGCTCGCAGGTGCGGCGTTGGCCGCGTGGTATTGGCTGTCGATGCGTCGCAACCCCGAGGACGTTGACGACCTCGCCGAGGAGGTTGTTGAAAGCATCGACGCGCACGAACTCCAGGCGTTGTACGCCGACGTGGAGGATGCCCAAGCGGCCCTCGATGCTGCGGTAGAGCGCCTCGGCGAACACGTGGACGAGATGGCCCAGCACGCTACCGAGAATCTCGCAGAGGAAGGCGAATAGTCCATGTGGCCGTTCGTTGCCCTAGCCAGTGCACTGTGGTACTTGTCCAGTCCCGCTAGGAATCCGGACTGGATTACGACGGGAGGGAAACATAGGCCCCTGCGGTCAGGTGATGGGAGGGCGGGTGACCCCACGCCGTATGACGATGCCAAGCTCAGCGAGCGCTGGCGTCCTACCAGCACCTCCGTAGCGGAAAAGGCACCGATGCGCGCAGTGCGCGCTCCCGATTCAGTTCCAGTCACCACCGCAAAGCGTGAATACGTCACGCCCACGGCGCAAACGTTGCCAGGCCCATCTTGGAAACCGAGCAACTACTTCTCGGACGTGTGGCGCGCGGAATACCCAACCGATCAGGAACAAATCGAAGGAGTGCGCGTGCTTGTGCAACGCGCGAACGTGCCCGTACAGCCCAAAATGCAGTATGTTTCTTGGTATTCGATACGCTTAGCCAAGGCTGGAGTTGTCCTGAAGGATTTCGGCGAAAGCTGGGAGGGCGAACGGTACGCTGCGACTAAGTCTGAGGCCATTGAAACAGCCAAGGTTTTAGCACGGCGCGCTGGTGCCCAGCTGACGCGCAAGCGTGACGAGTCAGCGTTGGTACGTGGTCGTCGCGAACGCTTGTCAGGCGCTGACGTCAAGCGCGCGGACGCATTGAAGGCACGACGCGAGGCAGCGAAACCACGCGCACTAAGTGGCGCCGCATGGAACCCTCAGGAGGGTATGCGTGAGATATGGAGACACGAATACAAAGATACAGGCGGCGCGCGCACGTATCGAGGCATTGTCTACTACCGCGACACGCCCGACGCTCTTAATCCATACGCCGCATCGGTCGGCGCAGAGGTTCGCCCAGGGGTGTACGAATACACGGCAACCTCAAGTGCGTTTTGGCGTTCGATTGGGTTTTACGATGAGGGCACAACGCTCGCGGCAATGCAGGACAGAATCAAAGAATACGTCGCAGCAAGGCAGCGGATGGATAGGACTGCGGCAGCGCGCGAAAAAATGTTTCATGAGGTTGACCGAGTGTGGGATGCCGTCGGCAGAAGCGACATCGTTGCCAGAGGGCCATCTGACACGCATCGGCGGACTCGTCAGGCGATTCGTCGCGCCGTACGGGAACACAAGGTGCCCATGGCCCTGCGCAGCGATGTGGAATCCCAACTGATGGTGAAGGCGGAGCCAGCGATCATCGCTACAATGGAATACGGCGTGACGCCAACACGTGGCGCGCGTCGCATGCGTCTCGTGGGTCGCCGGTAGACGACACGCATGGACAGAAGCCGCATCAAGATCGCCGAGGACGCTACCGAGAACCTCGCAGAGGAAGGCGAATAGTCCATGTGGCCGCTTGTCGCGTTAGGTAGTGCACTGTGGTACTTGTCCAGTCCCGCTAGGAATCCGGACTGGATTACGACCAGCGGGAAACATAGACCGATATTCGGGAAGGGTGGTACCGGCGGTGATGGGAGGGCGGGTGACCCCACGCCGTATGACGATGCGCGCCTAAAAGAGCCACCCAAGACGATTCGACGAAGCGATGGCGCTCCGTCACGCATTCTGCGTGGCAACTTCAGCGTAGGCGAGTTGCCGCCGCTTGTGCGAACTCTCGGTAGGAGATATCACATTGACACGGTGAACGAGGATAGACGTAAATCCCTCAGTGAAGCAGCAGATAAGTTGAACGACTTCTTTGCGAAGTCACCAGACAACGCACCTGATGCAACAGATGAGCAGCGCGCCAAACTTGCTGACATATTGGCACGTCTCCATCAAGGATGGGACAAGCTCAAAGCGGTTAATGACCCTGAGTTTTGGAAAAGCGCGTGGTACGTGAGGCTGATGCAACTGATCAAAGATGGCGGCAGCAAACTGCCATCGCCTCTAGCCGAGTATTCCCCTACATATCAGACACTGTATAAACTGCCGTACGCAAAGCCTTGGAGTAAGGAGGGGTACACGCGGCTCTATCTGACGGACGGAGTCGAAAAGGCA